GACATCAGCAATGGTGCCCAAGGAGACTGGTGCGATGCTCATGCGGTGATCTCCACCTGGCTACCGTTAAGAGCGACGTCGAAGGTATAGGTGGTGGGCGAGTTCCCCACTGTAAAGGAGATCTCTAGCTGCACCACCCCGGTGTAGTTGGGGTGGAACGGACGAGTGAACTCAACCTTGGTAAGGGTGATGTTCGGCTCATAGGTGGCGACCTGAGAGTTGATCGCCGCGATCATGTGTTGTTCTTCTAGTGGGTCGTCGTTCTCCCACACGTAGCGGTAGATACCGACGCCATAGCTGGGTCGCATAACCCGCTCTCCGGGATTGGTTAGCAGGATCGCCAGGATGTGGTTGATGGCCCAGCGTTCGGGATCAAGGTCAAAGGCGATGGCTCCGGTATTGTCGACCCGGAAGGGCTGAGCCATCTCCCAAACAGGAGGAAGCTGGCGAAAGTTAGCTGGCAGGACGAAGGTCATGGCATGGCCCTCACACTGAACCAGGCGTAGTAGGTACCCACCACTCCGTTGCATCCATTGGTGGAGCAGTTGTGCTGGATGTAGAGGGTGTCACCCTGTTTGCAGGGGACGACGTCCTGTACCTGGCTCATCATGTAAGCACCAGCTACAGTGGCGTTGGAGGTACCATTCCAGGCCACCAGAGTGCTGTTGTGGATGAGCCGCATGTTGTACCACTGGCCGGCGGCAGTGGAGGCAAATCCGATCTGAGACATGCAGACGTAGTCGGCGGCATAAGGGCAGACGAAGGTATAGCCGCTCCAGTTGGTCCCGTAGTCAATGACGTCAAAGCCGTAGTTCAGGACCGCAGTACTGGTACCGTACGCGGCCTGCCGATGCATCCGGCCACGGGCGATCTTCTGGGGATCGGCCTGGCAGAACTGACGCACGTCGGTCATGGCTGAAGCGGAGGTGACCTGATAGAGCGGGACGTCGTACGTCGTCGCCAGGGGGTTCTGTCCAGGAGTGCTGGTGCCAGGCAGATAGAGGAAGTAGATCTGGCGCTGGGTCAGATCCATACGGGCCACGATCAGGCCCGCACTGACTCCGGTGACGGTCTTGTTGACATTGCTCTGTCCGTAGAACCCGTCGACCCAGACCGCTCCTGGCTGGATGGTCACGGTGCCAGCGGAGATGCTGGCAGCTAGCTGGTTCTGGTTACCGGGGACCACCCCGGTGCCGTAGAACAGTCGCGCCATCTGTCGCCAGTTGGCCGGCGTAGCAGTGGCACCAGGCCCGGTATCGAAAGGGAAGAAGGTGTCGAGCAGGGTCACGGTTCAACTTCCTGGGGTGGTGGGGTGTGGTGCTGTTCCCATAGCCATGCGGGCATGGTCTCTTCATGTGGCGATAGATCCGGTCCAGGAGGGTATTCCTCCCCGCTCTGGGTGTTCACGAGCTTGCCTTCGTCATTGATCTCGTAGGTGACTACACCACCGGAGGTCTGCCCCCCGTCCACAGGCTCAGTGTCATCTGTGACACCGTGATCCCCGGTCCCGTCCCCGCTGTCACTCTCCATCCGAAGGTCTTCTTTCCTTGAGTCACCGGTATGACGCCGGTCAGGGCGACCGGTATTGAGAGGCTGGCACCGCTGTTAAAGCTGGCGCTGTTGGCCGGCGTGATGGAGGGGCTGGTCTGCTGGTCCCCCTGGCCCCATTGGTAGGTCATCTGGCAGATGGCGCTCTGGGCCTGGCTCATGTCCGAGAACTGCAACAGCAGGGTGCCATGTAGAAAGCCCTGGGCCGCGTAGGGGATACGGGCCAGTCCGAAGCTGTTCTGGAGAGTCTGGCTAGAAGCGACAGGTGTCGAGCCGGCCTGGTTGGCGAACCAGCGCAGGCCCGTTGCCGCATTGATCAGGTTCCGCAGATCGAGCAGTGTGGTGCCCCCGGAGACACCCCAGATGGGGATCTCCCAGACGTTGTTGTCCTGCTGAAACCCGCCACCGCCGTAGTCTACGATGGTGTCCCGGTAGACCAGGGCCACGACCTCGTTGGCATAGTTGACCTGGGCCACGATGGTGCCGTTGGTGCCCACCGTGAAGTTCTGGCTGTTCTGTAGCTCGGCGTAGTAGCCATGGATGAACACCGCGCCGCTCTGCACCGTGACCGTGCTGCCGGCGATGGTGGCATTCATCTGGTTCAGGTAGTTGGCGAGAACACCATCCGCCACCCATAGCTGGGCCATCTTGCGCCACCGGGCCGCGTTGGCAGAGGCCCCGTAGCCCGGATCGAAGGGGAAGAACTCGTCAAAGTTCGCCATCAGAAGATCAGGTCATTGGGATCGGCGCTGGGATGAGCAGCCCTGGTGGCGACGTTGGCTTCAACGTAGCCAGGGTTCTCTCCTTGCACACTGGCGGTGTTCTTGCGGAACCTGGAGTTGATCTCGTCGTTCCTATGGGATGGCAACTGGGGCAGGCCCGTGACGGTGCGTAGCGCCGCTCCCATACCGTGAGTGCGGTAGTACTTGGCGTCGTCGTGCATCTGGATGAGGTTGCCGACAGACTGCTTGATGGCCGGGGTGTTGAACTGCATGCCGTTGGCGTTGCGGTTGAGGTACCGGCCCAGGCCACTGGATTTGAACTGGGTGCCCTTGTACATGCCGGGGCCAACCTTGCTGGTCGGTCCAACCGTTGGCATGGAACTCGGTTGGCCGGTCAGGGGATGCAGCGGCGGGGCCTGGTCCCCGCCCCCTGCCGGTGCAGATGGCGCTGCTGCCGCTGGCCCGAACCCTTGATCCCCCAGTGGGTGGAACTCCCAGCCTTCACCGAGTGCCATCGTTTACCTCCAGGGGGGTGCGAGCTTGCGTAGCTGGTTGGAGCGTCCAATGCCGGCGTCAGCGCCCATCATCGCCTCCTGGCGCGGGCTGTACTGAGGCACGAGATCGAGCCGGGGAGCATGGCGCGGATTCAGCACCATGGTGTCGAAGGGCACGGCCTCTCGGCCCTGACGCATGATCCCGTCCATGGGCTGTAGCTGCCCCGGCCACAGGTAGTCGCTCGGGTCGATGCGCTCGCCCTTGTGTACTCCTCTGACATAAGACCGCTGGTTGGCTCGGGTCTTCAGACTGTCAAGAAGCCGGTCCTGCCGGCGGGTGTTGATTGTCCCCAGGTACCCGTCCGGGTACATCGCTTCCGGTGTCTGGTTGTAGGCAGATCGACGGGCATCCAGAGCGTCGCGGAAGAAGGGGCCAATGCCGCCACCGCCGCCGGCAGTGTTGGCATTGCCCGGTGCCCCCATGTTGTAGGGGGGCAGGAACTGGAACGGGGTGAAGACGCCCCTGGGCATGGGTTACCCCGTGATGCTGGTGGCGTCGAAGAAGGAGCGCACCTCGTCGGAGCGGGAGTGGGCCACCGGCATCAACTGCCCCAGAAAATGGGCGTCCTGGGGATCCCGCTTAGACGCGTCCTTTTCCGAGACCACCATGTCGTAGGTGGGGCCGTGCGGCTCCTTCAGGACGTGATCGGCGTACTCGTAGCCTCCCGCGCCCTGGCCGGTGTTCATGGGGGCGGGGCCTTGGAAGACCCCGCGATCACCCGGCATACGACCCCGCCTGACCGGCACCGAAGCTGCCCTGGCGGGAGGACGTCGAGGGCACGGGCCGTCCTCCCCCCTGGGTCGGTACGGGCGACTCCTGGGGCACCTTCATGGAGGGCGAGATGGTGAGCCGGCTGTTCGCCAGTTCCGGGCCTCCGCGAGTACGAGCCGGGTGCGGCTCAGCCTGGACGCTGGCGGCGACGCCGGCCACGAAGTGGCTGCTGTCTCCCAGCGGCGGTTTGGGTGCGGTCGGATATTCCGCCGGCACCCCCTTGGCACGTCCTCCACTACCCATAATGCGACCTCCTGCTATGGGAACCTGCACGTTCCCTTGAGCGGTTGACTCAGCCGCCGACATGGCGGCTTCTCCTCCAGGAGATCCGGCATACGGAGGACTCCAGAAGCCACCTGGACCGCCAGCCTGACCAAGATGGCTGGAGGAAGCACCCATGCGGCGTCGTGCGCTGTGTCCTACCTTGCGTTGATCTGCCATGCCCAAAAGCCTAGAGCGGGGCTACCTTCCGACCCTGACCAGTCGCCTGGTATAGCTCGGGTCGAACTCGGTCCTGCCATCCAGGGCCAAGACCACATCGCGCTGGAACTGGGTCAGGCCCTCCGGGTCCACATCGACCGCATGAGCTATCCGGGCCAGGACGTACGCCTCAGCCAGGTTGGGGTCATTGAAGTCCACCGCCCAGCGCTTCAGCACCTCCTTGGGGATCATGTCCTTGCGGGCGTTGCCGTTGCCGGCCACGAACTTCTTGAGTTGCTGGGGAGCCACCAGGACGGGGTAGGCCCGCCGGTCCTGGGGGTCGAACTGGGTCAAGACCGCCAGCTTGATGGCAGCCCCCACCTCCCCGGAGGCGTGCTGGCCGTACTTCTCGGCCATGCTGTACGCCTCCATGGCGATCATGCGGATGCAGGCATCCGGTTCCCGCGCCAGTTTGAGGAACTCCTGGCCGATCTGCTCCATGAGCCGGCGCAGCCGTAGTACCCCCTTGGGCATGGTGCCCCTGGGTTTCCAGGTGGTTACGAGGCCCTTACTGGGGGACCAGGCGACCAGGGCGCAGTTCTTGCTTCCTGGATCGATGCCGATGTAGATGTCTGGCACTGGAGTCTCTCTATCTCCCGGTTGACGTACCAAGCCGCCTTCTTCAGGTCTTCCACCGGGTCGACCCCGTCCTTGAGTCCTGCTCTCCAGAGGTACTTGATGGCGTTGCCGACGTTGAAGTTGTAATGCTCGGTGATCTGGATGCACTCGACACCCGATGGGTGGCTGCCGTAATGGGGCGGGTGGTTGACGAGGTCGGTCATGGATACAGCCTCACTGCCGGCACGCACGGATCGCCCCCATCCTCCCACTGAGCGTCCTCCTCCTCTGTGGAGGGCAGCCCGTTGTGGGTGTTGCAGACCGGCTCAGAGCAGTAGCCCTTGGTGACGCCCTCATCCAGCCACTCCTCAAACGTCATCTTGCGCCAGGCGCACCACCACCGAGTCGCCCGGTCCCCCTAGTTGTGTCTTCAGGGATGTCTGGAGGTGGATGAAGCACACCACCTCCTCACCGACCTCGTACATGGCCTTGTTGGTACACGGTCCTTTTTTGGTCTGGCCCACACACTTCATGGCGCTCCTCTGTCTGCTCGTCGGTAGCCAGGGTTCCTGGTGTCGGTGCGTCGGGTGAGTTCCCGGCTGACCACAGCGGCGTCGCGCTCGGCTCCCTCAAAGAGCATCTGCTTCAGCTTCCTCCTGGCGTAGTACAGCTTGAGAGCGTCCCTCGCGGAACGTATCTCGGGGTCGGTCTCCATCTGCGCCCGCACCCAGGTGACCGCTTCGCTCGCCTTTTCAGGACGATTGCGTGTGAGGTACAGCCCTTCCAGCTTTCGGACTTCCATCTCTGCATGGTGTTCGTATATTTCCTCGATGGCTAGCTGGTTCTGAAAATAATCGGTCCACCGGGTGAACCGCACAAACAGATCCATTAACTGCTTGTCGGTCAGGTCGTCAATGTCAGTCTCCAGCGTAGGCGGCTGGGTGTCAGGTGCTGTCGGCTCATCGATCCCCAGATCGGTGTAAACGTCGCGACGCTGGCCGTTGACCATTTTCGCCAGCGTTTCCTTGAGGTTCAGGGGTGGCCGACGCAGCCGGCGACCTCCTGACGAGGACTCTTCCTGGGTTGACATGCTTCTCCTCGTAGCGTTGGCAGTCGGCACACCCGTCGAAGGGGCACTTCGGTACCGGTCCACCTTGAAGGGCCATGGTGATGCGGCTGCACATGTCTAGCCGATCTGCGATGCGGTCCTCCTGGTACCGGACGATTAGCTCCTTGCATCTCTGGTTCCATTTGCACTCGTAGAGGAACAGCACCTCCCGGTATTTTCTGCTCATGTAGCAGTAGAAATCCCCTTGCCGCATATGGGAAGGAAAGGGCCGGCGAATGGAATCCCACAGTCCGTCGTAGTCCAGGAACGACCGGGGTTTTCCGTTGATGTTCAGCTTGTAGGTATGCTCCGCGATCAGATTGGGGGCCTCAAAGCGCAGGGTGCCCAGGCCGATGCTCTTGATCTCAATGATGGGGCCGTCCCAGCCGTCCAGCCCGTCAGCGTGGCCCACCATGTTCAGGTTCTGGTTGAACAGGGGCACCTCGTGGTAGGTGAGGGCATGGCGACCACGGTGGCACTTCTCACACTCGGTGGGAGCCAGGGCCGGGAAGGCGTAGTGACACTCCCGGCAATAAAATGTGCCGGCAAGACGGCCTAGATCCCAGATCCTTTTTTGCCACTTGCCATGGATCTCCTTGCCCTCGTCGTAGATCATCTGTAGCTGCCAGAAGGTGCCGGCCTGCTCAGTGGAGGGCGTGACTCCCGTCAGCCGATAGTAGCTAGCTCGCGGACACCAGTCCGAATGGCTGATCTCCGATGGATGCAAGGCGTCGAGCCTCAGCCCGTTCTCTTCGCCAGGCTGCAATAAGAGCCTTTGAACGTCCCCAAGGAGTCGGGTCTCCCGCTTCGTGGTTTGTAACAAGGCCCGGAGGTTCGGGTCGATCACTCGTCGGTGGGGGGACGATTGCCCCTGCCTGGATAGCTTCCTCACGACGCAGTTGGCGTCTGGCCCGTGCCAGGCGACGGCGCTCCCTTTCGCTGGTTCCTCCCCAGACTCCCCATCTTTCGCCGTTCTCGATCGCGTAGTCCAGACAAGCCTCCAGGACGGGGCAGCGACCTGGGTGCTGAGGGTGGGTTCCCAGGCACACGCTTCGGGCCTCCTGCACCTGGCTGTTGTTGTGCTGGTGGTCGCTGTAGAACAAGCCCCCCGGTAGCCCCTGGCATTTTGCGTGATCGAGCCAGGCGGTCGGATCCTCCCGCTCGTAGATCGCCGGCAGGGTCTGCCGGCGGTCGATGTAGTACCAGTTCGTGATAACTGGATTCAGGGAGAACGACCCAGTGCTTTCCACATAGCTCAAAGCCGAGAACAGGGCGGCGGCACTCTGCCACTGCATGGTCGTAGAGGCTGTCGAGGTCGTCTGCGAGGATGCGGATGGCGCGACGGTTATCTGTGCGCTTGAACTCGATGAGTTCGTCACTGGTGCGACCGTCATTCTTTCGTGACCAACCCGCACCAGAACGCGAGTTCTGTGACCCTCCAAACCTCGCCATCCCCTTACGCTCCTGCTGGCGGGACAACAGAAGCCGCCTGACCGCCGCCCCCTTGGTCACTTGCCCTTCCTTGCTAGCCGTCGCGGGGAGGGGCGGGACTCCTCGTGGCGCACACCTTTCGCTACGCGGTTCTGGATAGCATCTCGCAGCTTCTGCTGGAGAGTCAAGTCCCATCTTGCCTGTTCTTCCAGGGCCGAACGGCCATGCCAGGAGTCGTCCCCAAAGTGGTAGTACGACCCCTTGACCTGGAACAGGTCGTAGAGCAGGGCCTGTGTGATCAACTCCTTGGCCCCGTCGTAGCTGCCAGGGGTGATCTGTGCCTGGTTGTGGTCGAAGTAGAAGTCGAAGGTGGCGACCTTCTCGGGCGGGAAGCTCTTGTTCTTCGCCGTCCTCGCCTTGATCGTGATCCCTACCTTGCGCTCATTTTTGCGGTCACCCTCAGTGAGCCACGCGTCACGTCGCAACTCCACCCTGGTCGTGAACCAGTAGTTCTTGGCACGCCCTCCTGGTGTAGTGCGGGGATCCCCGAACATGATCCCGATGCGCTCTCGCCACTGGTTAACGATGAAGCAGGTCACGGCCTTGTCGTCCTCCACCAGGGAGCGCTTCATGGCCGTGTAGCTCTTGCGGAAGAACTTCCCGATCAGCCTGGCGGCGAGGCCCACCTGGGTGTCATCCATGGTGCCCTCGCCTTCACTTATCGGTGATAGCGCCGGCATGGAGTCGATGACCAGGACGTTGGCGGTTCTACTCTCTAGAACCCTGATGGCGGCGTTGCACGCCTCCTCCAGGATGTTGGTCTGCATGACCAGGATCTTGTCGGTGTCGCAGCCCAGGTCACGCGCCCAGGAGGGCACGAACTCCTCAGCGGCGACCCAGAAGGTGATGTGGTCCGGGTTGAGGGCCTGCTGGGCGGCGATGGTCTTCAGGATGATGGTGGTCTTGCCCGAACTCTCGTCGCCGTATAGCTCGTGGAAGGCGTTGGTCTGCCAGCCGCCCCCCAGGGCCATGTCCAGGCTGTAGCTCCCGGTGGAGATCCGGGGCAGGTCCGAGTACCGGATCTGGCTGCCCCAGACCACGGTCTCAGGTCCGAACTCCTTGTTGATCTCCGCGATGATGGTGGCGATGGGGGTCGCGGTCATGTCTCCTCCTTGAACCAGCCACAGACGTGGAGGATGTCGTCCTTCCACTTCTGGATTGCCTCCTCGCCATACCGGTTGACGAGGTATTCCTCGACTTGTGCAATGGCGGTTTCCACTTTGGGAACCCAGGTGACCCGCTGCACCAGGGCCAGATTCCCTTCACAGTTCCTTCGCTTCAGGAACTCCTCTTCTGAGCCATCCACCCGGTTGGGACGGGTGCCCCACTGCTCACCCTCCTGAAGTTCCCAGCCAGAGTCTCTCGGGATGTATGTCACCCAGGGAGGGTCGAACAGGGGCCTGGTGTTGCCGTCCTCGCCCCGCGCTGTCTGGAGCCGGCTACCCGAAGGCACTCGGCAACGAGGCTCAAAGATCTCAAAATGGATCTGCTCAACCTCTCTCGCGCACATCCCCCAGTAGCCGGCCACCGCCAGGATCCAGCATTCCTCCATGACCTGATCCCCGGCGGGAACCTTGTCGCGGGCCTCGTAGGACACATCGGGGTGGTAGTTCCCCACTTGGCCGATGGGGGGTTCGTCCCAGGACACCGGTTACTTCTTCTTGCTCGCGGCAGCCTTCTTGGGGGC